CAACTCGCCAACAATAGAATTTGCTTTACTCTCAAAGTCTCCGTAAGCAAGCATGTAATACTTTGCGGAAAGTGATGCAGCGTTCCATTGCGAAAGATAACTTGTATGGTAAAGGCAATCATAGTCACGAAGCATACGAGAAAAACCAAGTGTCTCAACGCTGTTAATGAACGTCTGCATTTTTGCCTGTGCCTCCGATATAGATATACTGGAACTTGCTTCTTTCAATCTTGCAATAGTCTGCTCTAATCCTACAATGTAAAGTTCCAAAGACTTTACTTGAGTCTCCACATTGCTAACAATCTCCAGATACTTCTCGTTCTTTTCCTGTGCGCTCATTTCCATATACGCAAGGACACTTTCTCCATCACGCATAAAATAAAGCTTGTTATCCTTGCTAAGAATATACACCTTACCACTTGAAGTTGCATGAATGTATCTTAGCACATAACCCGCTCCGCTTTCGACACCAGGAAACTGCACACCGGTATCACTCATCACAGGAGCGTTCATGATCTCATTGTTTCGTACAATAAGGTTCATGCACTCCATAAGCTCGCCAGGCTCTCCAGACGTAGGAGACCTGTGTATGCCTTTATTAAGTCCAATAATCTTTCTCTCCATAACTGTATTATTAGAAACTACTTTCGTTTATCAACTCTCTATTTACACGTGTCTTGTGTTCCACAAGAAGTTCCGGCTTGTCCATACGGTTATGAACATACACGCCTATCATGTTAGTCATGACAATATCATCGTGCTTGTCCTTGCCAACTATATTACCATAACTTCCGTCAGGACGCTGTTCGTATATCTCAGCCTCTGCATAGAACCTATCATCGTGATCTATGAACAATCCGTCCTCAAACGCAAGAGTGAACTCGTCAACAATATCCTGTTTGGTTTTCTTGTTCGTCTGGAAACCTATAAGTCTGTCGTTACCTTCCTCTATGTTCTCTGCATCCGTATTAGGACGTGTATAAAGGTTCTCATACACATCGCCTATGACGTTAAGAATACCACGTATATGGTCGCCCTGCTCAACAAAATCTCTCGCCTCTGCTTTCTTCTTGTCAAACGTGTTGCTCTCAAACACAAGCAGCGCATCCTTGTAATACTTTGCAATGGCTACTGCTTTCCATGCCATAAGATCATAGCGAAGGTGTCCTCTCCATCGTGCCACTACTTCTAACTGTCCACCCTGTCGTCTTGTATTCCAGCGATTGATAACGGTAATGACTGAATAGTCAGCCTTCTCGCTTCTTCCACCGACATCGACTGTTACCACATACTGGTTTGCTGTCTTTAGTGCGTCCGGTTGTTTCCATATCCTAAGATAGCCACCACTCTCCTTATACAGGTTGACAAGCTTGACTTCCCAGTTATCATTTACCTTAGCATGCTCATCCCACTCCAGTTCTCGCTTGTTGAGGTTCATCACACGTATGTCGCCTTTCCATTCCTCAATGCGCTTGTACTCGTTACGCATTGCCTCAATGAAGCTGTGTGACCATATCTTATTACCGGAGAAGGCAAAGCACTCCACATCATCGCTGGGAGCCTCAGACGCTATCTGTTCATGGTTAGTATAGCCGCTTCGCTTCTGGATATACCACTTGATATGCTCTAATGATGCACCCTTCTGCCACAATCCCCAAAGATATGCTCCACACTCATGGCACTCGTCCGGCTGTATCTCCTCGTCCTTATGATCTATTAGATACTCAATAAACTCCTTGCGCTCATACTCGTCCTTGAACTTCAGTCTGTCGTTCTCGATAAAGAAGAACGGAATAAACAGGTAGTCCCATATTGACTGCTTGTCAGGGTTCTTGGCTATCTGGTACTGATCGTAGAAATAACCACTATTACCGTTTGCTGTTGACTCCAGGACGATAAAGGTGTTAGGTGCCACAAGAATACCACCGTCAATATTCGTTATAAGCGCCTCCGGACTTTTAGTGTCTGTGGTTTTCCAGTATGCGCACTCCGACATGTGTGCCATTGATATGGCTGCACCACGTGCATTTTCGTAGTTCTCATACGATGCAACCGTCACAACGCTGCTCCTTACCGGGTTGTGCTTGTTGTCCGTTATCTGGAAGTCAGAACCCTGAGACTGTTCATAGCTGCTGAACTGCAAGTTCTTCTTGAATATGAACTTTGGAAAGTTATCAAGCACCTTCCTATACATACCCTTGATACGTCTTGATGTGTCCTTTGTCTGCGCTATGATAACGGAGTTCCAACCGTCTATGACGAATATCTGCAACCATGCCATATAGAGCTGCACGAATGTGGAACCACCCCACTGACGTGCCTTTAGCAGTACAAGTCGTATAGGTACGTTTGCCCGTCTCATACGCTCCAGCTTTGACAGCAGCACTCGCTGTGCATAGTTAAGCACGAAAGGTATCATGTTTCCTGTCTGCTTATCCTGTATCTTGAAGCAGTTATAGAAAGCAAAGGCAGGATCACGCTCACATCGCTTTGTGAAGATGAAGTCTGCGACCTCATCAAAACCTACTATCTGGTCGTATTTCTTTTCGTACCATTTGATGTAGGCTTTTATGCTTCCGCACTCCTTGAGCTTGGCAAAGAACGGATTGTCTTTGAACTCATCCGTCAGCCACTGATGCCGTAGTGCGTAGTCCGTGAGAGTAAGAATCCAGTCATGGTCCTCAATACCCTCACCTGTTAGTTGGTTATGATAACCGAACATAAGGTTGAGGCGACGCTCGTTTTCTTCCAACATCGCCATCACCTCATCCTTATTTCCGTTTTTTAATCTCATTGTTATTGTTCAGCTCCCTTCTGTTGTACTTCCTGGTTAGAATTAAGCACCTGCAAGAACTTGGCCTTGTTTGGAACGTAACCCAATTCAACACGCTGTGTAGGACTGATTGCTCCACCGGCAAGCAACTGGTCTGCGAGTGCATCTTCCTGCATACGTGCAAGAGGTGTGTTGATACCACGTGAAATCTTGACAGTGTACTTTATATCTCCAACAGTCTTTGGATCATACTCGCTAAAGTCGCTATATCCGTTGCTCTGTGAAGGTATGACATCACGCTTGCTTGTGTAGAACTGCTGGATATTCTTCATCTTCTTTTCATAAATCTTCTTCTCGAATGTTCCGAAGCGATTTACGATAGAACTGATGGAAGTAGTGGAGTTCTCCGTTTCCATTGCATAGCGTGACGCAGCCGTTCCGCTTGAAGGAGATTGGCCCTGCAATGCTCCGGACACGTTTGTTATCTCCTGCATGTCGGTACGATATACACCCAGGAGATCATTGATACCAACGTCCTGTGAGTTGCTTGAAATGATCTGAGGCATTGCTCCGTTCTTTGCCGGCTTGTAGTAGATAACTCCACCGATAACCTTGAACTGATCTGCAAACTGCTTTGGCGACATGTTTGAAGGCACGCAGTCCACTGGTATCATCTTCATATCCTTCAATGCTCTCTGCACCATAGTGTCCTTCTGAGTGAGCAAACGGTTATAGTTACGCTGCTGCTGTAGGATATGCCAGTAGAATGGTATAATGTCTCCGTCAACGAACTCAGACGCACATACTGTATATGGTAACTCTCCATGTTCGTATGGGTTTTCCATTGCAAGCAATACTGTAGCGTCTGGTGTAAGTATCTGCAAATAGTAGTAATCATCCCAGAATGGCACCTTGTCAACCTCAATCAAAGGAATATCCATTGCTGACATGCCGTTAGCAAGTCCTTGTTCAAGACGAGTAAGGTTCTCTGCCTCTATCGCTGCAAGCTGTTCCTTGTCGCTGACGAGTATCTTATACAAAGGTCTTTCGGCATTGAGAACGTCCACCACATGGTAGCACATGCGCTTTTCCTTAGTCCATACCCTATACGTTCTGCAATAGCCGGCTCTCGCTGTGTCCCAGCTTACCTGCTTGTTCACGTCAACGCTTTGCGTATAGTCAAAGTCAAACGGATTGCCGAGATACTTTCCGTACAGCTCCCTAACCTTGTCATAGGTCCATATTACCTTGCCATTGATGTTTGAAAGCTCCGTTGCAAGGTCCTCAGGCCTGTAGTCACGTATCTCCACGAACAGGCTGATGTCACGCATCTGTGAGTCATTGCCACCATGCTCTATACCGATATAGTCCGGATTGACCTCAAAGGTATGGCTGTCCTCCTGCTCGTCTGCACCGATACGGCACCATTCCTCGCAGACAACAGCAAGACCTCCGGAAAGCATTTCTCCATACTCTTGTGTGAGAATATCCTGGATATTGTCATTGTCGCAATTCGTCTGCAAGGTGTTAGTCATTATGGTTGACTTCTGGTCTGCGTTTTCCTGACGTGCGAAACATGTAGGTAACACGAATGACTTAGAGTAAACTCCTTTCATCACGGTGTAATACTTGAACATGTAGTTGGACTGGATAGGAACAGCACCGATAGTTTCCGTGATACGCTGTCGTTCCGTCATGAACTTTCCAGGAGAAACCTCTACAATATCTCCCCACTGGTCGCCATGAATGTATCGCTGAACCTTATGTCTGCGGTCACGATACTTCTGCCAGTTCATCCACGCCTGACGTGCACGAAGGAGGAGAGGCAGGTTTGTTTCCTTGTCTCCCTGTCGGTACCGGATGGAATCCTTGACAGTATCTCCTGTGGTTTTGTTAGTGTTGAATACACTACCCCACGTATTTTTAACTTTACTCATATCTTATCCTTGTTGTTGCTCTGCCCTTGCTGCTCCCATTAATGTCATAGCCATTTCTATCATTTCCTGGGAACGGTCCTTGTCGTTGAAAGTGAGAAGCGTCAAGCCGGCACAGTAATAGACTACTGCACGGTATATCCTATCATTGATAGTGATAGATGTTGCACTCTGGCTCTCAACAAAGCGAGGAATATACATGATATATGATGTGTCGCCAGTTTTGGTTCCCACAAGATCATACAC